AATACTGAATTTGATTACACCTAATTTCTTCGAGAGCACGCAGTGGTCGTTACGCTTCAGGTACAGAGCTGTCAGGCCAGCTAAGTAAGACATCCACAATGTAAGGTGTAATCAAAAGTAGAAAGTGATCTATTGGCTCTGTGCCCAGTAGACCACTAATTTGAATAAGAACCGTAAGTTGTTTCAGGAGCTACCCTTCTTTTTTACTAGACTACTTCACTCGTGTACGTGCCTAACATAAAAAGCTTGTTTAGCTTTCTACAACATGCTAGCGTACCTTGTTCTTCCTCTCCGGCTGGCCGTTGGTTTAATTGGAGCCTTGTGAAGGTTGTAGCGTTCGCTCAACTTATGGTTCTTAACTGGAGGTGCTGAGTAGTTTAGTCAGCACCATTAATTTGTATACATGTAAGATTTCCTGTAAATACTGCACCAGTATCGATATAGAGAGCGTTTCCTCTCCATTGTGGAATATGTAGTGGTGTATGTCCATGTATCGTGGCGAATATATCTTGCATATCAGGTATATTCATTTTCTTACGTGAAATTTGATTGCGCGCCCAAAGCATCGTTTGTTTGTTTTGTCCATTTAATCCTTCATGCATTACATTCCATCGATTAGAAGGTGGTTGTGCGTGACATATACCAACCATACCTTTAAGAGTATCGACTGTTATTGCGTATGGAAGTTCATCCATTTTGAGTGCCACAGAATATAAAGTATTAGGTGTTACTGTTTCAGACCAATTACCACCGTTTACATACCAGTGATCGAGGCCTCTACTTTCAAGAATTGCTGTGCACATCATATCTTCATGGTTACCTTTGACTGTATGAAACCAGTGTCGGTTAAGTAAATCTATACATTCAAGGTTTTGTTCACCGCGATCGATGAGATCACCTACTGAGAAGATTCGATCTATAGAAGGGTTAAATCTAATTTCAGTTAGTTTTTCTGCTAGAAGCCCATAACATCCATGTAAGTCACCGATAACGAAGTCTCGGCCTAGAGTATTGAGACTAAAATATTTATGGTCCATTATAAAATCCCTTGTTTATTAGTTGTTCCTATTTTAAAGGGACAACATTGGCATGAATTATTATAAAGCTTTTTATAGTATTTATTTACTAAATCTAAGGGGTTAGTAGCTGTACCCGCTTCAAGTATAATTCCATTAAAATTACTTTTAATTGTTCTGCTAAGATTACGAGACATTTTACATAGGTCTATACATGCTGTTTCTATATCAGAACCAGCTTGAATTTTGATTATAAGAGAGAGTGTAGAGTATAGTTTCATTTACTTTTACCTCTTCCCCAGCTTCTACATCCGGCACGAATAGTATCGTGTTTAGCTGAAGCATTTGTGATTGGAGCTTTAAGTCCTTTTTTACGACTGTAACGTTTGTTACGTTGTTTGGTATTTAGTTTGGTTTTCATAGTATTTGAATTTGAATAACACGCTAGTGCAATTTAGTGTGTTCAATTGAGAGTTTGGGAAGTACAACGGTCTCAATTCCGACATCCAACGTACCGTAAGCCTCTGCCACACTCGTCAAGGGATGCTCTTATAACGTTCAATTGGTAGCGTATTACTCAAAATTGGTGGAGATGCTCGGAGTCGAACCGAGGTCCAGCGTATTCCCATTAGGTGTTAGACGCTGTCGAATCCAGTCCATCCCCTTTATAATATATAGGTCCGTGTTCTAGGAACTGTTCTTTAGTTATAATTTTATGATACTCACTATCTAGTACACTTTTCAGTTTTGATATTTTTGAACGACTATCCATGGGAGACATAGCATATACCGCTCTCATGGTAGGACCTTTTTTATTAAAGTGTAGTTCACATGTTCTTATAACAGCTCGCAAGTGTTTTGCTGCTTCTCGTATATGAGCTGCTGTTGTCATGTGATCTTCTAGTGTCATTGTCATGTTGGATTCCTGTCACAGTGTCCTGTGCCGTGGGGCCCTTGTTTACCGATTGAGCCAGTCTTGAAAGGACAAAAGCGGCAGGAGTGCATATTTGCTTTGACGGGGAACGACGTAGCAGTAGTAAGTTTTAGCATTTTGTTGTTCCAGTTTTCCAGAAAGCGCATTCCTTGCTTTCTTGTGAATGTCATTGTCGCTATTTCGTCTTGGTCGGTATACCATAATTCAGCGATTACCTGTTTCACTTTCGGGTAACGAAGGAATGTAGTTAATGCGTAAAATTGTGTTTGCTCTGCATGTTTTACTTCGTTACCCCATCTCTTACCTGTTTTGTAGTCGATTACAATAGCTTCGTTACCACATGGTGAGAGATGAAGAACGTCGAGTTTAATGCGTAACCATATATCTTTGTAATCAGAAGTTAGAGGTATCGATTTCCAAGTATTATCAAAAAGCCACATGTCTTCCATCACAAGTCGGGAAGTATCAGTTTTAAATATACTTCTTAGATGTGTTAGTTCTTTTTGGAAGTTCATTAGCTCTGGAATGAGCTTTTCATGTCCTTTTTCACCACGTACGAAGAATTCAGCATAGTCGTGGATACGAGAGCCTCGATCGTTTGCATATTCTTTACCGTTAGATAACGGAGGCCTTTCAGGTTCTTTTACGCGCTCAATATAAGCTAATTTAGCGCGATGTGGACAACTTTCGAATATTTGAATACGTGAATATGATCCAGCTTTAATAGTTTCTTTGGTGCTCATAATTACCACTCTTTAAGTTATGTTTGAGGGGTAATTATATCATACTTTCAAGCTGTTGTGTCTATAGATATCCAAGCAGCTGGAGGTATAGTTGCTGCATTGTATGTAGGCCTAATTGATAAAGGAGAGGGTCTACGGGCGCTTCTAAGAGAGTCTTCGAACTCAAGTGCTTGATCTGTTTGACTTTTTATGTGTAAACGTATAGCTCCTTGGAGTAAGGATTTCATTTGTCCTGTTACAGCTCCGAGTGCTAGTTTAGTAGTAGAGTGCTGAGCTAGTAGAGTTGATATGCGAGTTTTTATTAGATGGTGCTTATTAATAAGGTCTGCTACATCTTCTTTATATGTCTGGATATCAAAAGCTATTTCACTTTCTGGGTTTACTGGAATATGACCAGGCGCTATATTAATTGGGACTTTAAAAGGTAATGCTATTTTTCTCATTAAAGGTACTATTACATTAGAAACTCCATTTATTGGGGGTGTAAATACCATGTGTTTAAAGCTATTAGGTAGTATTTTTAAAGCTTCTTCAAATCCTGGTGTTTGTGCTATATATTCATTATAAGCACGGTATAGTAATACTACGCCTACTTCATAAATTGCTTCACATGCTTTTTTGAATTTTAATTCAAACATAGTTTGTGTAAGCTTTATTCGAAGAGATTCAGTCATTCGTATCGACGGTATCGACATATTTTTTACCTCGTATGGTTAAGCCAATTCGAGGTGGGTGTATTCGTGAGTATTCACTTGTTGTTATATAGAAATTTTGTTTTAGGTATTTACGTACTTTGTCTTCTGCTTTTAATGTAGGTAGTTCGTCAAGGAGTGTGCTAAACAGAGCAAGCATTTCTATGCGTTGTATATCTTTGTTATGCATAGCCTTCTGGCCTTCTGCGTATATCCATTTACGAACAGTTTCAGTTTTGTCTTTAGTGAGTTTGAAACGTTTAAGGGTGTCGAAAGGCATTTACTCTTTCATACCTATAAAGTGTCGAGCTGCGTTACTAAATCCATTTGAATTTATAAGGAAGAAAGCTATAAAAAGAGCAGACCACCAATAATAACCGGGTGTTATATACACGGGTATTAATACAGCTGCTGTTAAACAAAAGAGTAGCCATAGGTATATTAATATTAGTATTGTGATTTTAATTGCTGTCATGCTGTTTCCTTATGGTATATATTCTGGTGCAAGTAGTTCGTTTGGAATTCGAAAGTTCCATGTTTGTACTTTGTTCCAGTATATTTTATAGGGTTTATTAGGATCGAGCGTGTGGTTACGAACTTTGTAAGTTCGTCCGCTTTTTAGTTGCATATAACGACCGCCAGAAGAATATATTTGGGCGCTTATTAGAGCTATACGCTCAGTCCATATTGTTGTCATGTTAGTTTGTTTATCCAGTACGTTCAATTCGATTTGGAAATTTAATAGAGTGAAGTATTTTTTCCATCTTAATAAGCCGAGCTTCGATGCTCATTCGTTTCTGAGGTCTTGGTATTTCATTCCATCCAGCGATGGCTCGATAGTTTCTTAAAGCTGAGGGTCCTCTGACTCCACAGTCTTTACATTCTATTTGGATTCTTCCTAGATCGTTTTCAATAGTGTGTAAGTTGGTCGATGTACAGTGGAAGCATATTTTTCTGTTACTCATGGGTATTTTACAAGAACTATAATAAGAATCCCCAACAGTATCCATAAATTACCCATTAACAGACTAAAGTAATGTAGTTTTGTATTCTTTTTTATATAAATAGCTGACCATAAATATAGTAGAGCTATTATAAAAGGAATTAATAAAGTGATATTGTTCATGGTATATATGGTTGTCCAAGGAATTTTGCATCGAGGCTAAAGTTCCAGTCCATTTCTGGATTATGAAGTATTCTTATTGGATTACTTCCATACTTCACGTTATATATTAAATACTCTTTTCCAGCGATTATTGTCATTTCTTTACTGTCTGTTTTTATTGTAATTGTTTCTAAAGCTATGTGTGGTATGTACCTTTCAATTAAGTGGGCCATATTATATTTGCTACTCCTATAAGGACTACGCATAAAATGGCAAGTTCAGCTATAAAATGTAAGAGTTCTGTCATTGGTTTATGCCTCCAGACAAGAGCATCAGTACTGCGAGAGAAGCAACGATGCATTCAATGAGTTCGAGGATAGTCATTTTATAGATTCGGTGCAGTGTATGCGTAATAACCGTCCGTCCCATATAGAATACTGTTCTGTATAGGTAAGTCCAGCATCAATACAATGTTGGCGTTGTGCTACAAATTCAGCTGGTGTTATATGCTCTTCGCACCCACTAAGTGCAATAGATATAATTGCTAAAAGAGTAAGAACAATTATAAGATTAAGTCGAGGACGCATTTATTACTCCTTTCTTGTTGGTACAGTTTTCAATTTAGGTGGTGCTTTAGGGGTTTTCCAGTTGGTACCCCATTCAGTTAGTAGCTCGTTATTGGCTTTCATGTGCATAGTAAAGCCTTGCACTGTTTGGCTATTAATTTTTACAGGTTTAATCTTCAAGTTATGGTGTTTAATAAATGATGTAAATTTGTTAGATGTTGTTGGCGTCTTACCAATGAGGTAATCAGCCATAAGTATTAGATCATCACGTGTTAAGTTGATTTTGTTTTTTGTGTCTTTGGCAAGTAAGACACTAAACATGCTATCAACTAAGTGTCTATATTGAGTATGCTTAGTTAGTAATATATGATCTACTTCTTGGCTGAATCCAGAAGAGGTACTTGGTAGATTATCGAAGAAATATTGCACGTTTCCTTCGTTTAAGGCATCAGTAAATAGATCAATTGAATTTCTTGTTAAATACTTAATGTGATCTTTGGCTGCTGACTCCATAGGATTTCGAGCGTCTTGTTCTCGGACTTCATATCCATATATGAAGTTAGTGGACATACATTCAACCGTCTATCAGAAGGGTCGATTAGTATTGCATCAGGCATGTTGGAAGCGAAGATAATACTGACCCAGTTACGGACCATTACGTGTCCGCTGTACATAGCACGTAAAGAGATCGTAGGTTCTACGATCATATTTTTAATTTTAGCCATAGCACGTGACTTATGCTTAGCATCAGATATCTGCACTTCATCAATTAAGAGGAAGATACAGTCCTGCATGTATCCGTTATAGTCTTCTTCGATTTCGTCCAATCGTTTTACCTGTACGTATTTACTGCCAACGAGAGGTGATAAGATATGGTTGAATAGGACGCCTTTACCCGTGCCTTGAATACCGTGCATCAGCCATGCTGTGTTGGCTGGACGTCGATATTGGATGATATAAGAGAGCCAGTTCATGAACCTTTCATATGTTTCTGGGTTATGTCCTGTGACGTTGTCTATTATTTTCTTGATTACTGGAAACCCAGTATCATCTTTCGAGGCCTTGGATGCCTTCATATAAGCTGAGGGTTGGAACCTATTCAGGAATCGCTTTTCAGGATTGAATATGGTGTTCTTAGTAAAATCAAACTCATATCTCCATTCAGGGATGAAGTCCGCATCTTCTTGGCCGTGTTGTTTTAAAAAATGCTGTACTTTGACGAGAGAGCCAGTTCTGTGTAAATCCAGTTCGTTAGTATCGTAGCAGTAAGTACCACGAAAATAGGTATCACTATCTTTATCCAAAAAGGCAAGATAAGCTGTACCAGTTTTTTGTGTTTTGAGCTTGGTCTCCTTAATTTCTGCGCGTATTGTAGCGGAGAGTTTCTTATATTTCTTATAAACCTCTGGTGCGATTTCTTTAAGGGCATAGTTCTGCTCTCCTTTGAAATTCATAAGGATTTCTGGGTTAGTTTGTGGGAAGTAATAGGCCCAGGAGTCCCCGCCGTTCATGTTCATATAAACAAAGCCACGTTCTTCTCTGATTTCAGAGATAGCAACAACACTTGGGGCAGTACCAACTTCTACGCCTTTATATATCTTAGTATCCGCATTACGTTTTTCAGAGAGGCCGAGCTCTTGGCGGAGGGTATTTAATCGTATAAGTGTTTGCTTACGAAGGCGGTGTTCTTTAGGTACACTAAAAGCATTAACACTGAGCTTGTCATCATTTGA